AGCGGGAATGTTGTCACTCCCACAAGATGTTGAGTGATGAGGTCGAGCCCTGCATTTGTCGTTGAGACAACAAGGTTTGTGTGATGTGACTCACTGATGAGCTCACGAGTTCCTGCTTTGAATTTCTGAATCGTGTACTCACCTTTGATTTTGATGCCACTATTTTTTTGTATGATGTTTTTTTTCATAATGATTTGATATGTTAGCCTTTGATTGAATGAGTGACCTCAGCCTTTTCGAGTTTTCTGACAGTCTTGATTTCATCATCGACTTCGTCTCTCTTTTTCTGCATTCTCTCGATGTCTCTATCAATTTGTCGACGTTTTTGTCGCATCTCTTTGGTGTCGAGCTTTTTCTTTTTGACAATAACATCAGAGCTGTTGTCGAGCACTTTTTCCGTCACTCGAATCACCTCCTTTTCAGTAGGTTTCAGCGGGTTCGTTTGTGTGATGTAGGTGATTGTTTTTTTCATAATTTCATTATATCAGATTTTATCCTGCTGCATAAGTTGAATATCCATATTTTGCAGCATCAGTTGTTGTTCCTGCATCATTACTGAACACATACGGTGATTGTTGCAAGGTGACTGTCATTGCGTCAGCAACAACAACCTCATCATCACCCTCAACAAGAATATCGTACCGACCGTATGTCGAATAATTATATCGAGCAGCATTCGGGGTTGTGCCGGCATCGTTTGCGTAGACATACGGTGCAATGAGAGTTTCGGGCACACCGATTGTGTCAGTGATTGCCAGTTCCTCAGTTGCCTGCAAATAGTTGAGCAGGGTCTCAGATTCACCCTCAGAGAGCTCATCGTCATCAAGTTGTCTCAATAGGTAGTCGATGATTCCCAGTGACCGCAGTGATGCGAATGTGACGCTATATTCGGGCTTGAGTCCCTCATGGTCACGATATGCCATAGACACCGACTGAATCAACACAGTGAGCGTTTTTGAGCGTTGTGTGCTGTTTATTGTGAGTATCTGACCTGACCTCAGTCCTGATGTATATGTTTTGAATGACCCGTTGTTGATTGTTGCAGCATATGCACTGAGTTCAGCTTTCGCTCGAGCGATTGCCTGCTCATTCGAGATGATTGATTTGTCTTTGATGACAGCCTCATAGAGACCATATTGAGAGATTGAAACAGCTGACGGCACACGCACAAGAATAGGAATGAGCGGTGTTCCGGTCATTTCGATGTTGCGAGTACCTGCTGCGGGAATGTTCCCTGACGTGAATCGAATATATTTCTCGTTATAATTCCACATACAATCAAAGTCAGCATCGTCATTCAAGCCGTCGATTCCGACAGTTTGTTCAACCCCGCCCACCTCAACGACAGGCTGATTGCTGAATTTGAGCTTTGTGTCGAATGTATCTTTGACCCCGTCTCCGTCCTCATACACTACACGCTCATCACCGATTTTTGTCCCACCCTCAACCGTGATTGAGTTCCTGATTTGAGACAAGTCCTCAGAGATTGTGAGTGAGTCGTATTGATAATTTCCTGATGTGTCAGTCAATGAGAATGGTGCAGGCTCTGTGTTTTTACTGAAAAAATGAATGTCTTTGTCATAGTCGACATACCACGAAAAGTTTGTGAGCTTGCTCAATTTTTTGAAACATTCCGACAAGGGAATTCTATTGAAAGCGATTGAATTGATTGTGAGACCGGCACCACCGACATTGTTCACAGTGAATGATTCAGCATCAGCATAGGTTGTGATGAGATAGTCGACAATGAACCAAAGTGTTTTATTCTCGAATCTCTCAGTCACTACTTTTCTGTCAAGATGTTGTGAATTGTCTTTGCATGATATTTTGTATCGCACAATTTTTCTCTCAGTGCTCTGACTCACAGATACAATCACCCCGCTGAATTCTTTTGTGCCGTTCTCAGTGAGCACGACAGCTTGATTGATTGTAGGCACGAATGTTTTGTTTTCGTGAGTAGTCACCTCAAAAGAGAGCGAATCGACTCGCTCATTGAGATTGTCTCTTTTTCTTATTGAAGTTGACACCACACTCAGTGTGCGGTCAACAGCATTGATTGTGAGAATGGTTGCCATACGTTGTTTTTGTTAGCTCACGAATCGTGAGTTGAATTTTAGACTTTCGATGATACGGTCACCCATTTTGACAGCAAAGTCATCATCACCGACCATTGTGTCGATGTTGATTGATACTGAGCCACCACCTCCGACACCGAAGTTCTTGAGCTTGTCGAGTGGAATCACTGCCTCAGCACCTGCCTCACCGATGTTTGCAAGTGTTGATTTTGTGACGATTCCACCCTCAGCAAGACGAGGAATTTCGACCTTTGCAATTTCATTGATATTCACACCGAATGATTTACCTCCAATTTTCGGCACCCAGTCGGGAATCTTGACCTGAATTTTGTTCATTCCTTTGATGAGGAAGTTCAGAGCAGTGATGACACCGTTGACCATTCCCTCGAACATTCCGGCAATACCGTTGATGTATTGTTTGAATGCACCCGAGATGCTTTGAGCAACGAGCAATGCACCGGCTTTGATTTTTTCCCACACTCCGGCAATGGTTGTCCCGATTGCTGTGAATGTGCTGACAGTCCAGTTTTTGATTTTGTCCCAGTTCATGATGATGAGTGCTGCGAGCCCTGCGACTGCTGCACCGACTAAAATGAAAGGTAGCAATGGCAAAAGCACCGCTGTTGCGAATGAGATGATTGCAGGAATCACGGTCGTCATTATCATCGTAGCGAATGACGCAAGTCCTGCGATTGCACCGGCAACAAGTGATGTCACGAATGATGCGATTGCAGTCACTCCCGAGGTTATCATTGACGCTGCAAATTTCAGCACAGCGGGAATTCCCTGAGTCACAAGAGTTGTAATGAATGAACCGATTGCAGGAATCGTTTGAGTCACAATCATTGTTCCGAATGAAAGGAATGCACTGAGCACGGTTGTGGTGATAGTTGTTGCCAGTGTGAGGAATGCAGGCAATACAGCCCCTAGAATCGCACCTGTGATGACTGATGCCCACACAGGGTGTTCATAGACAAAGTCCATGATTGATTGCTTGAGGTCAGCCACAAGTTGCTTGATTCCCTCGATAGCACCACCGATGCCGTCTTTGATTGATTGCCATGCGTTATAGATACCGTCACGAGCAACCTCGAACCCTCCGACTATATTGTCGATGAGAGTTGATGTCACTTGCTTGATTTTATCCCAGTTTTTCACAATGAGCACAGTCAGACCAACGATTGCAACAATCAGCAGTCCGATAGGGTTTGTCGCTAAAAACATCATGGCACCTCCGAGAGCTTGCACACCGAAAATGACTGACGGCAAGACCAGTCCGATTGTACCGATGACAGCCACGAGTGCAGAGAGTCCGGCAGCCACTCCGACTATTGTCATGAGTGTTTTCGGGTTCTCTTGAGCCCACAGTGTGAATTTTTCGATGATAGGTGTCACAGCATTCACAAGACGCTCAATCGCAGGAATAAGAGCCTCACCGAGAGATGTTTTCAAGTTCTCAGTCTTTGCTTTCATTATATCCATGCGGTCAGCCATTGTGAGAGCCGGTTCACCGAGCTTTTTCATAGTAGCCTCAGCCTGTTCCATGACGGCAGCGTTGAATGCCATTTCACGAGTCATACCCTCAGTCGATGTCATCAGTTCCTCGATACGTTCACGCACCTTTCCTGATGAGATACCGAATGAGTCAAGACGCAAAATAGATTGATTCGCCATCATGAGTGCGAAGTTTTCCATAGACTCAGTCGCCCCGTTACCCATAGCGGTACCCAGTTTTGTTGAGATTTGAGCGAGCTTGCTCATTTCATCTTGAGTCGTTGCGAGTCCCATAGCCATGAATTTGTTACCTGCAAGCATGAGGTCAGTGTCAGCGACCATGCCTCGTGTTGATGCACGCAGTTTTTCAAGTGAGTCAGATGATACCGAACCGATTGACTTGTTCAATGCGTCGAATGTTACCGATGCACGCTGTGATTCAGCAGCAGCAGTCACGACTTGCTTTGTACCGTATGCGATACCGGCAAAAGCCGCAGTTCCCACCGCAGCCATTTTCGTGAATGTTGCTGACATAGATTGCAGCTTTGATTTGAACCCGTCCAGTGACTGACCTGCACCCCGAAAGGCTTGCTGAGTTTTGTTCTCACCGGTCAATACGACTGCGATTTTTTTTGTATTATCTGATGCCATATAGTTATCGTTTTTTATTCTGACGCTCGTACTCTTGATTTTTCTTTTTGAGAGCGTCACCCAGTGCCTCGATGTACGCTAGTGAATTGCCCTTGAGCTCACTCTCAGTCCACCCCATATCGAGGCATAGATTTGCGTATGGGGCTATGCTTTTTTTCCCTCGTACTTGTTTTTCTCAATCACCTCAGTCAATTCCTCAAGAGCGTCAGCTGACAGCTTTTTGATGTTTTCGACTGTGATTGCAAGTGGTTTTTCAGCGTCATCGGTGAAGTTCCACTCTTTGATGAGTTTCGGCAAGATGTAGAAAATTTGTTGCATGTTTGATGATTTCTCATCGAACCCCTCAAGCTCTCCAACGAGCAATGATGAATACATTTCAATTTCAGCCCCCTCATACGATGAGAGTTTGACTGTTGTTGTTTTTCGTGTGTCTGTTAGTTTTGCCATAATGATGTGTTGATATTAGTTTGATTAGTAAGAAGTTTGACCATTGATGAGTGTTGCAGTCACCATTTTTGCATCTGCTACTGAGTAGAGAGCTTTGAATGAGATTGTTGCACTCACAAGGTCGCTGTTTCCGTAGTTTCGTACAAAGTCACTGATGTGTGCCTTGTACACGTCGAATGTCAGTTGTGGGAATACTGATGTACCGAGGTCATCAGTGTCATTCAGAATGTCGAGACGTAGTGCGATTTTTGTGTTCGCTAGTTGCTGAGTCTTGAATGTTTCAGCATCAAAGAGCAATTCGATTTCACCCTCGCAGCTGAACATCTTTGTCAAAAAGTCTTGAGGTGTTGAGTCTCCGAGTGCCA